ATTTATAGATTATGAACAAGACTAAATGGGGTGGCCCAGTGCAACCAAATAATATTTGTGCAATTGACGCAAGCACTAATAGTCTTGCCTTTGCTTTTTATTCATTTAAAAACATAGGCACTATAGGTAAAATTAATTTTAATGGAAATGATATTTATGAAAAGGTTGCAGACGCTTGCAAAAAAACTAAAGGATTATTTGATCAATTTAACATGGTTGATGCAATAGTAATTGAGCATACTGTATTTATGAATAGCCCTAAGACTGCTGCCGATCTTGCATTGGTGCAGGGCGCATTATTGGGTGCAGCAGGTTTGTGCGGTATTGATACTTTTGGAAAAGTTTCTCCAATCACATGGCAAAACTACATTGGTAATAAAAAAATTTCTAAAGATGAACAACTTTATATTCGTGCCCAATATCCTGGAAAGTCTGTATCTTGGTACAAAACTTATGAGCGTAATCTTCGTAAAGAAAGAACTATAAGATTTATTAATACTATTTATGATAAAAATATTACAGATAACGATGTAGCAGATGCTTGTGGTATCGGTCATTGGGCAATAAACAATTGGGGTAAAGCAATTGGAGTTGACAAATAATACTATGGCTGGTAAACTATATACAAGCGAAGTTTGGCTACGCAAGCGGTATTTAATGGATAAGAAAAGTCCAGAAGATATTGCTAAGGAGTGTGGGGCAAGCGTAGAGACAATCTATGTTTACCTTGCTAAATTTAAATTAAGGAAGTCACGAAGATGAATAAAACACAAAAATTTTTAATTGGTGTAGGAGTTGCAAGTGCCGTTGGTATAACTTATGTACTTACAGCACTAAAGGGTTTACCAGAGGCTTTTGATTGGGAGAATGATGAAGATGAGTAAAGGATTAAACATTACGGTTGATCAAGTTAATCATCCACTTCACTATACAACTGATCCTTCTGGAGTAGAGTGTATTCAAATTACTCGTCATCGTAATTTTAATATTGGTAATGCATTTAAGTATTTGTGGAGAGCAGGACTTAAAGATGAAGCAAAAACAGTTCAAGATTTAGAAAAGGCAATTTTTTATATTAAAGATGAAATTAATAGACTAGAGGGAAAATACAGTGTCAACTGAAGAAGATCTAGTTAAACATCTTGATCAAGTAAATCAAGTTGTTACAGAATATCTTAAGGGTTCAGACCCAACTAAAATTTCTAAAGAATTAACTATTCCAAGAACTCGTGTTGTTGAACTTATTAATGAATGGAAAGTCATGGCATCTGCTAATGATGCTATTCGTGCTCGTGCAAAAGAAGCATTAGCAGCAATGGATGCACACTATGGAAAATTAATTACAAAATCTTATGAGGTTATTGATGAAGCAACAATGACAAATAATCTTAGTGCAAAAACCCAGGCCATTAAACTTGTTGTTGATATTGAAAAAGCAAGAATTGATATGTTGCAAAAAGCAGGACTTCTTGAAAATAAAGAACTTGCAGAAGAAATGGTTGAAATTGAAAAACGTCAAGAAACTCTTGTAGCAATTTTAAGAGATATTGCTTCAGAGCATCCAGAGATTCGTGACCTAATTATTCATAGGCTTTCTTCTGTTGCAAAAGATGGAGAAGTGATTACAATTGTCCACAATGTTCAATGATTTTTTTGAGGCACTTAAAAATAATAACTTTGAAGAAATTCCTGTAGATGCAAAGACATTTGTTGAAGGCGAATCATATCTAAATCAACCACCGTTATCCGATATTCAATATGACATTGTTGAAGCAATGAGCCAGATCTATAGGGAAGAAGACCTTGTTGATATTATGGGGGCAGAAGAAGGCCATCGTTACTATAAGAAGTACACAAAAAATGAAATAATTCTGCAACTTGGCAAAGGATCTGGAAAAGACTTTACATCAACTGTAGCATGTGCATACATTGTGTATAAATTATTATGTTTAAAAGATCCTGCTAGATACTTTGGTAAACCTGCTGGAGATGCTATTGATATTATTAACGTGGCTATTAACGCTCAACAGGCCAAGAACGTATTTTTTAAAGGTTTTAAAACCAAGATTGAAAAGTCTGAATGGTTTGCAGGAAAATATAATGCAAAGGCTGAAAGTATTGAGTTTGATAAAGCAATTACAGTTTATTCTGGTCACTCAGAACGTGAATCACATGAAGGTTTAAACCTTATCCTTGCGGTGCTTGATGAGATATCTGGTTTTGCAACAGAGGTAGGAACTGGAAATGATCAAGGCAAGACTGCTGATAATATTTATAAGGCATTTCGTGCTTCTGTAGACTCTCGTTTTCCTGACCTTGGTAAGGTTGCATTGCTTTCATTTCCCCGTTTTCCTGGAGACTTTATCTCACAAAAATATGAAGATGCAGTTATGGAAAAAGAAACAATTACAAAAACTCATCGCTTTATCATGAACCCAGATTTTCCAGAAGAACTTGAAGGAAATTATTTAGATATTACATGGGATGAAGATGAGATTATTGCATACAAGTACCCTGGAGTATTTGCATTAAAAAGACCTACATGGGTAGTTAATCCAACTCGTAAAATTGATGATTTTAAATTAGCCTTTTTTACTGATATGGGAGATGCTATGCAACGTTTTGCATGCATTCCAACGTTTGCATCTGATGCATTTTTTAAACAAAAAGATAAACTTGAAAAATGTATGACATTAAGAAATCCTATTGATAATAATAAAAGATTTGATGAATCATTTATCCCAGATCCAGAAAAAATTTATTTTGTACATGCTGACCTTGCACAAAAACACGATAAGTGTGCTGTAGCAATAGCACATGTTGATAAATGGGTTAATCTTCAGGTAGTTAAAGATTATGAACAAGTTGCACCAATCATCATTGTTGATGCTGTAGTTTGGTGGGAACCAAAGGTTGAAGGTCCAGTAAACCTTTCGGAAGTAAAACAATGGATTCAAAATCTACGTAGACAAGGATTTAACCTTGGTATGGTTACATTTGACCGCTGGCAGTCATTTGATATTCAACAAGAATTACAGGCAGTAGGAATAAGAACTGATACTGTTTCTGTTGGTAAAAAACATTATGAAGACTTAGCAATGATGGTTTATGAAGAACGTATTGCAATGCCACGAATACCGTTATTACTTGAAGAAATGTCAGAACTTAAAATTATTAATGACAAAAAAGTAGATCACCCACGTAAAAAATCTAAAGATTTATCAGATGCCGTTACAGGAGCAGTTTTTGGGGCTTTATCTCATACCCCAAAGAATACTAATATAGAGATTGATATTCATACTTGGTCTAGGTCTTCTCAACGACTTGCGGAGCATGAGCAACGTATGGTAGAATTGGATAACAAGAAAATGCCTGAAGAGATTCGGGACTATCTTGGAAATTTCAATTTATTATAAAAAAAAAAAAAAGAAAAAAAAGAAATCAATTAAAAAAAATGCCCCTAGGACTCGCTGCAGCAATGTCCTTTGGCGTTATGTCAGCACTTCCGACGAGTGCTGCTGTAATTGCACCAACCTTGACAATTGACTCTGCTACAGACTCAATTATCGTAGGTGAAACTGCAACTGCAGTAGTTTCATTGTCATATATTTCAGAAACATCAGCAGATACAGCAACAGTGCTTTCTGCAATGTTCTCACAGCCATCAACGGCTAATAAATCTGCAACACTTACATTGCTTGAAACAAATACAGCAACTGTAGCAATTGCAGGAGATAGTTTGACTGCAAACGTTAACTCAACAGTTAATACAGCGGGATATGTAACAGCAAAATTTACAGTTACTTTGGCAGCGCCAACAGTTGCTGGTACTTATGTTGCAACAATTCTTACAACACGTCCATCCAATGGTCCTTCAGTATCTTGGACAGTGACAGTTGGTGCTGGAGATACAGTTCCTTCTGCTTCAACAACAACTTCAATTCTTAACCGTGGTGAAGTTATTACAGCAACAGCAGATGATTCAGTATTTGCTCCAAAGGCAGCATCATCAGATGCAGCAGCAGTTATTGTTCTTTCACAAAAGAATGCAGCAGGAAAGGCAACCTCAGAGTCGCTTCTTG